ACGTTTTGGCCGAGGACTACTACGAGGGCTGCCCGGACGAGCTGATCGGCAACGCCGAGCTGCGTCGCCTGCTGATGCAGGGCGGCTACGGCGAGCGCTTCCGGATCAACCTGGCCAAGACCCCGGTGGACGCGCTGCTCGGCAAGGTGCAGATCAGCAGCATCACCACGGACTCCGAGGCCGGGGACGCAGCGCTGGCCGCCCTGCGCGAGGACAACCTCATGCAGCTCCAGGAGGGCGAGGTGCACCGCCGCACCTTCGAGTACGGCGACTACTACGTGATGGTGTGGCCCGACGAGCAGGACGACGACACCGAGGACGGGGACCGCTCCCTGTCCGCCTCCAAGGTGCAGATCAACTGCCACGGCCCGCAGACCATGCGCGTGATGTACGACGACGACCACCCGAACCGCAAGGCGTACGCCATCCAGTCCTGGTTCAACCGGGAGATGGACCGGTGGCGTGCCGACCTGCTCTACCCGGACCGCATCGAGTCGTACGTCAGCAAGACGAAGGAGCGCCCGCTCAACGATGACGGCTGGCTGCCCTTCTCCGAGGGCGAGGCCGAGCACATCCAGCCGAACCCGTACGGCGAGATCCCGGTCTTCCACTTCCGCAACGGGCTGCCCTACGGCCGTCCCGAGCACAAGGACGCCTACGGCCCGCAGGACGCCGTCAACAAGCTGACCGCGACCCAGATGGCCTCCACGGACTCGGCGGGCTTCCCGCAGCGCTACGGCCTGCTGGACCCGCAGGCGGTGCTGGACGAGAACAACGACGACCCGTTCCGGGACAACGAGACCGAGGTGGACGACACCGTTGACGCCTCGCGCAAGGGCAGGCGCTCGGCGCTGCGGGGCGGCCCCGGCACGATGCTGTTCCTCAACGGGCTCAAGGCCATCGGGCAGTTCGCCACGGCCGACAGCAAGAACTTCATGGAGCCACTGGAGGTCTACGTCCGCCTGATGGCGCAGGTCACCACGACTCCGCTGCACTACTTCGACCCGTCCGGCGACCAGCCCTCGGGTGAGTCCCTGCGTGCCGCCGACGCCCCGCTGATCGCCAAGGCCCGCAACCGCAAGCAGTACCTGACCCCGACCTGGCGCGACGTGTACACCTTCGCCCTGAAGCTGATGGGCGTCACGGTGGCCAGCGTGGACATCCAGTGGGCACCGGACACGACCATCGACGACGTTGCCGGGTGGGAGGTCGTGGAGGCCAAGGTCCGCAACGGCGTCACCCAGGACCAGGCACTGCGCGAGGCCGGGTACACCGACGAGCAGGTGGAGGGCTTCCTGGACGCCAACCAGGAGGAGATGGCGCTCCAGCGCCGGATCGAGCTGCTGAACTCCACGGCCGACGCCATCCAGAAGCTCGGGGCTGGCGTCTCCACCGGGGTCATCTCGCAGGGCCAGGTGGACATGCTGATCAGCCGTATCATCGGGGAGCAGACCCCCGGCTCCGAGGAGGAGTAATGCCTGGTCGTAAGCACGGCAACATCCCTGTGTCCCGCAGTTCCGCCTACGAGGCCCTGCGTCGTCAGGGTGCGTCCAAGTCCAAGGCCGCCCGAATCGCCAACGCTGGCGTGACCCGTGCCGGTCGTTCCAGCATGGCCCGCAAGGCTGCCCACACCCGGTCTCGCCGGGGGCACTGATGACACAGCCTGTCCTGACCCCGAGGGTGGTGACGACACCCGAGCAGCAGGCCCTGTTGGACGCCGAGTCCCTGGCGTACGAGCTGGCCGCTGAGGAGGCTGTCACGGCTCCCCTCCAGGGCCAGGTTCAGGCTGCCAACGCGGCGATCACCGTGGCGGCTCTGGCCCTGCTGTCCGCAGGTGCCGGGGTCATCACGGTGGCCGGTGCAGCCCAGCTCCGGGACCTGATCGTCCGTGTCCTGGGCGTGATCACCCCGAGCATGGCCGAGTCCCTGGCCGCCTGGTCGCTGACCGGGATGCGGCTCGGGGTGTCCCAGGCGTTCGAGCAGACCCCCGGCCCTGACCTGCCGATCGTCGTCCGTGACCCGGACGTGCGGGCCGTGATCCGTGACATCGACACCCGAGCCCAGCGGGAGCTGGACCGGGCCATCAGGCTGTCCAGGGTCCTGCCCATGACCTCGCAGGCGGACGTGGACAGCGTCGTCAGCGCGTCGTACCGCTCGGTGACCCAGGCTCAGTCCGACACCCGATGGTCTGCGAACCGCAGCGTGAATGCGGGCACCGCCGAGGTGGCCGAGCGCGAGGGGGCCAACCTGCTCTGGGTGCCCGAGCGCACCGCGTGCCTGCACTGCCTCGCGTACGCCGGTCACGTCGTAGAGCCGGGGCAGGTGTTCCCTAAGGAGCTGACCTTCGCGACGAAGCCGCTGTCATTGGACGCCGTCCCGTACCCGCCCAGGCACCCGAACTGCCGATGCCGGGTGAACGTCTGGTACGGCCCGGCTGGCGAACCGGAGGGCATGACCAGCCGTCAGGCTCCCGGCGCGCTGGCCCGTGAGGCACGGCGGTCCGTGCTGCGGGGCTGGAGCGACTACGCCTCCCTGCCCGAGCGCCTGCGAGCTGCTGACCGGCTGCTGATGCGCGGGGCCGACCTGCCCAAGACCGTGGCCGCCCGTGCCCGCAAGGACGTGAAGCGGGGCAAGTTCTCCGAGCGCCACCGTGACCAGCTACCTGGGCTTCGATAACCGGCGTGAATGCTGTACCCTTGATCCATAGACCCTGACTTCATACACCCGACCAGCCCCGAGACGGGGCGAGGAGGAGCAACATCATGAGCGGCAACGACGAGCTGGACCTGGACCTCGACAACGAGGAGACCGAGGACGAGGGCACCGAGAAGGAGCCCACCCCGGAGGAGCTGAAGGCCAGCGTCGCCAACCTGGAGCGCGCCCTGAAGAAGGCGAACCGGGAGGCGGCCCGCCTGCGCAACGAGAAGAAGGGCACCGAGGACCCGAAGGGCAAGGAGGGCGAGAAGCCCGCCGACGAGAAGCCCGTCACGGACCGGTACAAGCGGTCCGCCGTGGCCGCCGCAGCCCGAGCCGAGCTGAAGGACGCCGGGTTCACCGGGACCAAGGAGCAGGCGGCCAAGCTGTCCCGTCTCCTGGATCTGGACGACCTGGACGTGGACGAGGACGGCGAGATCGAGGGCCTGGAGGACGCCGTGGCCGATCTCAAGGACCAGTTCCCCGCCCTGTTCGCCGAGGCCAAGGCCGCCGACGAGAAGCTCCGTACCCCGAAGCTGGAGTCCGGCCCGAAGCCTGCCACCGGCTCGATCAAGACCTCCACGGACAAGGTGGCCGAGGAGCGCTTCAACCGCCTGTTCGGCGGGGGTGGCAAGCGCACCGGACGCCGTTGACGAAGGTCACCCGCGTGGTACGCTGGTCGGTGAGACTTTCCCGTGACGGGAACCGATCAACCCAACCGGGTGATCCGCGACGGATACCGGAACGTATCTGAAACCGATCAAACCCTGAGGAGGGTTGAAGCATGGCACTGAACGACTTCGACCAGTGGGTTCCCGAGGAGTGGGGCGGCGAAATCGTCACCACTGCCCTCCGGAACTCCGTGGTCATGGCGCAGGGTCGCCACGAGGCGATGAACCTCGGCGACACCAAGCACGTCCCGCGTACCGGTGAGGTGACTGTCACCAACACCGGCAAGGGCGACGCCTACCAGGAGGACGCGGCCGTCAACGACGACGTTGTCCTGGTCACCCGGAAGCTGACCACGGGCGTGGCCATCGCCGAAGAGGACATGCGCGACGTGGCCACCTACATCTCGGTGGAGCAGGCCAAGAAGCGCTCGTTCGCCACCTCGTTCGCCAAGGCGTACGACAACGCGACCCTGGGCGTCTCGGGTGCCGAGTCGAACACCGCTTCGGACGGCCGTCCGTTCACCTCGGTCTACAAGCTGGTCCGCACCACGGACACCACGCTGGAGCCGGACTACACGGCCGATGACAACTACACCGCGACCGGTTCCGGTGGCACCACGTACACCACGCTGCGTGCGGCTGCGGTGGACTACGAGGCCAGCTCGTACTTCGAGCAGGACCAGACCATCGTCATCGCGCACCCGCGCTACAAGGACAAGCTGCGCGGCATCCTGGACTCCCAGAACCGGCCGATCTTCATCGAGACCGCCGTCATCGACTCGGTGACCGGCAACCAGGTCTTCACGCTGTTCGGCTACCCGATGTACTTCAGCCAGGGCTGCGCCGTCTCGGGCTCGATGTCCAACGCCCCGACCGGCAAGCCGCTGCTGATCTTCGCGAACAAGAACCTCCTGATCAACGGCGACAAGTGGCCCGTCGAGAGCCAGCTCATCCCGCCGTCGATCTCCAAGGAGGACGAGGCGTTCCTGAAGATGCGGTTCCGTGGCGGGTTCGCGGGCGGTCACCCGTCCGGCTTCTCGGTCCACGAGGACAACAGCTAAGGGCTGTCCCCGGCAGGGGGTCGGGTCTTCGGGCCTGACCCCCTCATCTCTACCAGGAGGACGGCATGAGCTGGGCAACCGAAGCCGAGGTTCTGAGCATCACCGGAGTCACCGTGACGGCGGCTCAGCTCGCTCAGGCGAACTCGGTCATCACCATCTTCGCCAACCGGACCGAGGACGCTGTCCTGTCCGACCGTGACCTGTACTGGCTCAAGCAGGCGACCTGCTGGCAGGCTGCGTGGCAGAAGGACCAGGCGGGCTACACGACCCGGCACGCGGTCACCGAGGTCACCCAGGACGGTATGCAGCTCGTCTACTCGGGCGGCGACACCCCCAACCTGGCGAGCGTGACTCTGGCCCCGCTGGCGCAGCGCGCCCTGAAGAACACCTCGTGGAAGGGCAGCAAGACGCTGCGCATCCGCCCGGTGAACGAGGACTCGCTGAGCGTCAACACGAACTACCGGCTGGAGAGCAACGACGACCTGTTCCCGTGGCAGCCGATCTAAGGGAGGGGCACCATGTACACCGTCCCGACCACCACGATCTCGATCCTGCGGGGCACCTCCACCGACGTGTACGGCGACGTGACCGACACCGCGACGGTGGCGGCCAGCGGCATCCCGGCGAGCATCATCGAGCAGCGCAAGACCGTGTTCACCCCGGCCGACAACCGGGTGCAGCAGGTCGGCTTCTTCACCGGCCGGGTCTCGCAGCTCGTGGACGTACGGATCGGGGACCGCGTCCAGGACGAGCGGACCTCGGCCATCTACGTCATCGACAACATCTCCACCGTGGCCTCGCCTGCGCTGGGGAATGACAGTAGACTGGATCTACGTAAGGCAAGCTGACCGGCGCACGGCCCCGTAAACGGGCCGCTGGTCCCCACACCGAGAGCCGTAAAGGCAGGTGAGACGCAACATGGCACGTACCCGAGTACGCATCGACCTCGCCGGTTTCGCCCGGCTGGAGGCGGTTACCCAGGAACTCGTGACCCGTCTCACCGAGGATGTGGAGTCCGACGCCTCGCGCTTCGTCCCGATCGACACGGGCGAGCTGCACCAGACCATCCACACCGAGTACCCCCGTCCGCTGGTTGGGCAGGTCTGGGTGGGGTCTGACCACTGGATCTACCCCGAGTACGGCACGCGCTACATGAAGGCTGAGCCGTACATGCGCCCTGCCCTCTACCGGTACCGGAGGGAACTGGCATGAGCCTGCGACCGACTTCCGAACTCGTGGCCGTGTCCTGGCTGAAGGGTGTCACCGGCATCCCGACCAACGGCGTGGCCACCGACCTCCCGTCCGACAACTCCACCTGGTCCGCCTCTGGCTTCGTGCAGGTGATGGGTGTCGGGGGCTCCCCGAACATCTACATGCCGGTGGCACAGCCCGTCATCCAGGTGGACTGCTGGGCGGTCAACCCGAACTCGTCCAAGCCCCCGTGGGGCAAGGCAAACCAGCTCGCCGAGCTGATCCGCATGGGCTGCCTGGACCACGCCAACGTGGGCCGTACCCTGACCGACTTCCCCGCCGCGTACAACGACGCGCGGGTCCTCACCGTCTACCCGATCTCGGAGCCCCGGCGTATCCGGGACGACTCGGCGGACTTCGCGCACTACACGATGGACCTCCAGTTCATGTGGGTGGAGGTGATCCCGTGACCGTCTACGCGCTCTGGGGCGAGGTCACCAGAGACATCCTGACCCTGAACGGTCGCCCGATCGTCCACGGCAACCGGGAGGAGATGCAGTTCATCTTCCCGAGGGCCAAGGTGGTCCCGGTGACCGAGGCCGACCTGAAGGCCCGTTCCCCGCTGCCAGCGCTGGAGCTGCGCGACCACCCCGACATGCAGCAGATCACCTGGCCGCTGGACCGAGGAGACTTCCGATGATCACGATCACTGGCAACGAGGCCGAGATCCGGTTCCCGTGGCCCACCAACGACACCGGCCGGGGCGTCCTGAAGATGATGACGGCCCAGGCTTCCAGTGCGCTGTCCGGGCATGGCCGCCAGGTCGTCGGGGGCATCCGGTTCGCCGACATCCCCCGGACGGACTCGGGCTACGAGTTCGTCTTCACCGCCACGCTGGTGCCCCTGGAGGAGACCAATGGCTGAGGATCTGGTGGTCGTCCGCACCACCATGCAACCCGACCTGGATCTCCAGGTCAGCGAGCGGGAAGCCGCCTCGCTCAAGCGCCAGGGACTGCTGGTCCCCGGCTACGACGGAACCGAGTACGCGGGGGTCGTCCCCAAGGCCCGGACCAAGAAGACCCCTGAGGAG